GTTTGGCGGAAGAGCAAGTGGACCTAAACCACTACAGGACTTATTCCAATTTACTATCGAGCTATTCCAAAAAGCAGCAGGAAGAAAACTCAACTCAGTAGAATGTCATGATCTCGTCTGTAAAATTGCACAGATCGTTGTAGTAGGCGGAGTTCGACGCTCTGCATTAATTAGTTTGTCTAATCTAACAGATGAACGTATGCGTAACGCTAAGAATGGTGCTTGGTGGGAAGACGAGAAACAACGTGCTCTTGCTAACAACTCAGTAGCTTATACTGAGAAACCAGACATTGGTATCTTCATGAAGGAATGGCAGTCATTATATGACAGTAAGAGTGGTGAACGAGGAATCTTTAATAGAGTTTCTGCAATTAAGCAAGCAGAGTCTACGGGACGTAGGAACACTGATCACGAGTTTGGAACTAATCCTTGCGGGGAAATCATCCTCCGACCCAATGGATTTTGTAACCTTACAGAAGTTGTTATACGCAGCGGTGATGGACTCGAAGACATACAAAGAAAGGTTCGGATTGCTTCAATCCTTGGGACTTTTCAAAGCACTCTCACCGACTTCAAGTATATAAGAAAGGTATGGCAACGTAACGCTGAAGAAGAACGTCTACTAGGTGTATCACTTACTGGTATCCTAGACAACGATACTCTGGCTAACACACCAGAGAAATGGTTAACGTCAATGAAGGATGTAGCAATTGAAACTAATAAAGAGTTTTCTGAAAGACTTGGCATTCCGCAGTCGGCAGCAATCACAACAGTCAAACCTTCAGGAACTGTTAGCCAACTTGTTGATTCTGCCAGTGGGATACATCCTCGTCACAATGATTATTACATACGCACTGTTCGAGCGGATGTTAAAGATCCTCTTGCGATCTTCTTAAAAGAGAAGGGTGTTCCTTGTGAAGTAGATGTTATGAATGATAGTAACCTTGTGTTCTCTTTCCCTCAAAGAGCACCAGACAAATCTATTACTCGTAAAGATTGGAACGCTATTCAACAGTTAGAACACTACCTTAAATTCAAGAAGCTATGGTGTGAACACAACCCTTCTATTACTGTCTATGTTCGTGAACATGAATGGATGGAAATCGGTGCATGGGTTTACAAGAACTTCGATGACATCGGTGGTGTAAGTTTCTTACCATACAATGACCACGTCTATCAACAAGCTCCATATCAAGACTGCTCTGCTCCTGAGTACTACAAAGCAGAACAAGCTTTCCCAGCAATTGATTGGGCTGAGTTTGATCAGTTTGAAGTAGACGATGCTACTGTTAACATGCATGAGTTAAGTTGTGTCAGTGGAGCCTGTGAACTAATATGAACATCTTACCCAAGAAAGTAAAACATATCCCTAAAGGTATGGTAATAGGTTCTTGGACAGTACTTGAATACGTTGGCACTAAAGGTAAAGGTCGTAATGGTTACTGGAAGTGTCAATGTGTTTGTGGTAATGTTAAAGATGTTTGTGCTTCATTACTAAGAACTGGTAAATCAACTCAATGTCAAAGCTGTTCTGGTAAACAGAATGGTAGGTTGTCATTAAATGCACAAGCTAAAAGACATCTATACATTGTAAGTTGTGGTCCGTATTTTAAGATTGGTTCATCAGATAATCCTGATAGACGTATTGATGATCTACGTACTGCTAATCCTTTTCCTATTATTACAGAGTGCATCTATTTAGATCAAGGATATAAAGAACCACTATTGCATGCGTACTTTAAACAGTATCATCATTGGGGTGAGTGGTATTTAATACCAACATTTAACCTAATTTCGGAGGCAGTTGAACTTGTTTAACGCATTAGCAATGGAATTTATCCGGGGCTTCGGCCTCGGTATTCAATACACCGATGAATGGGAAGATGAAAATGGTCCTGCTTTTGTTGCCATGCTTGAGCTGGGGTTCATTCGCTTCCTATTCTTTTGGTATGAGGAGACTTATTAATGTTTAATAAACACCCTGGAGGTAAGGGAGATCGTCCGATCCTTCCCAAAGACCAAGAAAAGTTTGATAACAACTGGGACAATATCTTCAAACGCAAGCGTCCAGCTTGTGATGAGGCTACAAGCCCGAAAAAGAAAGAAGAACAACCAGTAAAACAAAAGTAATAGACGTAAAAAAGCCCACTCTAACAAGGTGGGCTATTTATTTGGGTGGAAGGGTTACAAACTCGCCTGCCGATTCGTTGATGCCATAGTTAGAAAGACGGAAAATAACTATGTTCTTGATACCTTCCGTGCCGTCTTGACTACTTATTATCTTCTTTGTACTGTTCATTTACCCAGTCTTGTAAACTGTTTAATTGGATTGTTGTTTGTTGACATTCGATAACAAGTGCTGCGTAGGAGCTGGAGCCATTAACTCCGCTGGAGGCTTTGGGAATGTTGAACACTCCACGGCTACTGGATTGCTGCTGCAACTGACTAAGCCTAAGCTTGTAATTACTAACAACAGACTTAGTAATCTCTGAATCATTCTTTTTATCCTCTTCCACTTTAATGCGTTGCTGTTCGGCTAACGCTTCAACACTGTTTTTATAATCTGCATACCGCAGGTGTTCAATATAAAACCCACCACCAAACGATATTACCATTAATGCAGCGGCAATAGCCAGTTTGATCTGATCTAACATTATTTCTGATCCAATGGCTGTGTAGTTTGTATACGTAACATAGCTACTATTACACCAATAATAATCATAACAACATTAAAAATCTGAGCATCTAATAAACCACGAAGGTATTGTGAATTATCAGATACAGCACCTAACACTACTAGTATAAAACTAAACCACATTGTTTTAGATCTAAGTGATCCATTAATAAAAGATTTAATCTTGTCCATAATTTATCCTATAGTTATTGTTACTTCATCTGCCTCTTTAATAAGAGGAAACACCTTATCAAAAGCATCTTTAGAACCGCTTACCCAGTCTGTACCACTCCAAGCAGTACCAACTAATAGACAACCATCAGTATCTTTATCCGAGTTCCCTGTGTGGATTCTAACACCAGTATAGCCTGGTACGTCTAAGATATGTGGTAGTTCTTTTTGAAAGTGATTACTAAAGTCTACTATGACTTTATACGTTCCAGCTGGGATAGCTGTCTCGTTTTGTACCTTCCATTCTTCTACTGGTCGTCCTTGGACTTCCCGTACACGGTCTTCAAGTACATAGCAAAGATAAGTATCGCCATTATATAAGCGACCAATAGTGTAATTAGGACCATATTCAAAACGTTTTAATATTAGATTCATTATTAAGAAGATATGTAAGTTAAAGTAACTACAACACTAGGTGCTGCTGGAGTTACAAACGGTGTTGTAATAGCAGGTAATGCTTGTAACTGTACTTGTGTACTGTTAGTTGACCACCAAAACTCTATAAAATCTGAGGCTTGTAATCTAATAAAATAGTTAGCAGCTAATACTTGATAACCAGGCTGTCCACCATGAGTACCTTGTATTGATTGTACACTGTTAGTCCATGCTACATCAGTAGCTGTACTTCCATTAGTACCATGACGTAACCAAATAGCCATATCATGTGATGTATTATCACCGTTAGTTAACTGAACACTAAACTGTATGTTATAAAGACCAGTCTTATCTACGTGAATACCATCTCCAGATACAAAATGCATGTACTGTGAGTAGTCTGTAGTATCAAGTGCTACACGAGTAGGTGTATTAATAGTAGCAACAGACTGTGTAGTATGACTAGAAAATGCTCCATAAGGTAATAACCCTGTTGGTGTATTAACAAGGTCATTATAATCACCAGTATGTGCTACCTGAGCTAACCCACCAATATCTTGATAGGTTAACCCACCTAACTGTACTTGAGTAATATAAGAACCTAGATTCTTAAACCACTCTCTCCACTTAAAGTTCTCTTCAATAGGGTCTTGTGGAATTGGAGGTAAGTTATTCGCCATACTCTAAATCCATACAGTATCCTAGATCACAAAGATCAGGTAATTGTTTCTCAAGTCTCTTACCAATATCCGTACGGTACATAATACTGTTAGGGATTTCGATCTTAGACTTAATAGTTTTATAACAACGTTCACGTGCTGTGCTTACATCACTACCTACACCAGTAACAGTACAGATATAATCACCAGCAGTAACAAACATAGGAGTGTTAAGCTTTACTTCACCATCAACCATGCAAGGGGCTTTACCCCATTGTACTTCTGATAAATGAATATTCTTAACTACATCTTCTTCTGTAACACCAAACAAAGGATAGCCTGAGCATTCTTTCTTTGTTAAACGGGAGTAAGGATAATCAGGAATAGAAACAACAACACCACAAGCAACGTCCGTCGATACTCGCATTGAATCTTTTCCATTGAGTAAGTCCAACATCCATTCTGCTGGGTCGCCTTTGTGTACTGCTTGTTGGATTTGAAACAACGGCCAACCTGGACGCATTGTAAACTCAAGAGGCCAAGGAGTACCGTCTTTACCAATGATACAATTAACATCTATATACCCCGTAAATGCTAGTCCATGTAAGTAATCTTCTAATGGTTTAAGAACACAATCTGCAAGCTGTGAGTCTTCAACGTAACGTAAGATAGTTCCTTGTTCACCAGTGGCTACTCCAAGGTCATCGTTCATTAGTTTCTTAAACTCCCAGTTCTCACAAAAGTATTTATTAAAACCACCTGGTCCAAACCAACCACCAACAGCCATCTCAATACCACCATGAAACTCTTGTAGAATAAAAT